ATCAGTTTGCTCAATATGAGTTGTGTTATGGTAATAGATTTCATATAAACCCAGAAGGTAAAAATATAAAAAGCACGGGATTTACAATTCAAGGTCAAACTGACATGGTATATTTTACCGATATTCCAAATAAAAATAATGATGGAACTTTAGATGGAAGTGGTAAAGGTGTTATCGCAATAGTTAAAGGTGATGTAGAATTATCTCAAGGTCAATTGGTTGTTGCATCCGCAGGAGTTGTTGATTATGTTCATGGTGAGGTTATAATTTCAACTGTTAATATAACTTCAACACAAAAATCAAATAATATCATTGAAATTCAAGCATTTCCTGAGTCAAATGATATTATTGGATTAAAAGATTTATATTTGAGTTTTGCTGTTGGAGATAGCTCTATAAATATGGTTAAGGACACAATTACGTCTGGAGAGCAGATATCAGGTGTCGGTTATAAAGTCACATCAAGTTATACAAACGGAGCTTTGGTAAGAGGATAGTATGATAACTACTGGAATTGATAAAAGAGTCAAAGTCCAACAGATAATTGAAAACCAAATACCAGAGTTTTTATTATCTGAAAGTCCAAAGGCAGTAGATTTCTTAAAACAGTATTATATCTCTCAGGAGTATCAGGGAGGTCCTATTGATCTGACTGATAATTTAGATCAGTATATAAAATTAGATAATTTAACACCAGAAGTAGTTGTAGGAGAGACAAAATTAACAAGTGGTATTACAACAACTGCAACTACCGTAAATGTTAGTAGTACCAAGGGATTTCCGAAAGAATATGGTCTTTTCAAAATTGAAAATGAGGTAATAACTTATACAGGCATTACAACTAACAGTTTCACTGGATGTATTCGTGGTTTTAGTGGTATAACAACTTATCATGCACCTAATAATCCGACAGAATTGATTTTTACTGATTCATCAGCAATAAATCATGATAATGATGCCACCGTCGTAAATTTAAGTGCTTTATTTTTAAAAGAATTTTATAAAAAGACTAAAAAATTACTTACACCAGGTTTAGAAAACTCAAAATTTGTTAATAATCTTGATGTAAGTAATTTTATTAAAAATTCTAAATCTCTCTACCAATCAAAAGGTACAGAGGAGTCATTTAGAATTTTATTTAATGTTTTATACAATGAAACACCTAAAATTGTTGATTTAGAGCAATATTTAATAAAACCATCATCTGCAGAGTATATACGTAGAGAAATAGTTCTTGCAGAAGCCATATCTGGTAATCCAGCAAACTTAGTTGGACAAACAATAATAAAATCGACTGATAGTGCAACAAGAGCGTCTATTTCCGAAGTTGAACCACTTACAAGGAAAGGAAAGGTATATTATAAGATTGCATTGTTTGTTGGATTTAATGATGTTGACTTAATTGAAGGAACTTTTAACATTCCTGGTAAAACAAAGGCTATTGGTGATGTTGCAATTGGATCTTCTGTTATAACAGTTGATTCAACAGTTGGTTTTGGTGCTACAGGTACTTTGGTATCTGGAATGAATACAAATATTTACTATAATAGTAAATCTGTTAATCAATTTTTTGAATGTGAAAATATTGTTGGAATAATATCTACAACTGATGATATTAGATCAGATGAGTTTTATTTTGGATACGAAGGTGGAGATTTAAGTAAAAAAGTTGAATTAAGATTAACTGGTGTACTATCAAAATTTGTCCCAACAACTGATATTCGTCTTTTAACAGAAGGTGAAAAAATAACTGTTAGAAATGTTGGTGAGAAAATATTAAATCCAATTGAGAATAAGTCTAGAAAACAAATATTTGCAAATTCATGGATATACAATACCTCTTCAAGATTTTTAATTCAAAATATATCAGGTTCTAATATAGTTTTATTTACAGATGATATTGATAAGTCTAGTTTAAAAGTTGGAGACAATGTAGAAATTTTATTCAGAAATGAAGAAACAAAAGTCGCAACTGGTACTGTTGCAAATATTGATAAACCTACAAAAACAATATCTCTTAATAATTTAATAAATCAACCAAATATTACACTATTACCAGATCCTAATCGTGAATATGATTTAAGAAGAGTTATAAATCGTGCTTCAACAACAATTGCTGATATAGATTTTGGTCAAAATATACTAACATCAGATATAACAAATGTATATAATGATTCTGATGTTGATTTTTATGTAGCATCTAATTCATTACCATCTTATCAAATAACTGCTTCTTTACCTAAATCTGTTTTACCTCAAGCTGGAGCAGGAGTTGAATTACCACAATCTGGTTATAATCCAAATACACTTAAATATAATATTTTATCTTTTCCAAATCCAGTTCCATTTATAACTGGTGATGAAATATTTTATACAGCACAAGGATCAGTATTACCAGGTTTACCAGAGGGTAATTATTTTGTTGAAGTTTTATCAAATGCAAACCAGATAAGATTATATCTATCTCGTTCATTCATACCTATTTCTGATTATGAGGAGTTTGAATCATTACCTGCAGGTTCTGGAACTCATACTTTTTCATTAGTTGGCACTGTTGAGCAGCAAGTCGCAGCACAAAAATTACTTAAAAAGTTTCCATTAAATCCAAGTATAACTAACTCTTCTAACGTAAAAACTACACCAGGCACAACTGGCATGCTGATAAATGGTGTCGAGATAAGAAATTATAAATCAGACGATAAAATATTTTTTGGACCTTTAGAAAATGTTAAGATATTAAATGGTGGTTCAAATTATGATGTGATAACACCACCAAGTATTACTCTATCAGGACCTGGTGCTGGTAGCACCACAGCTTTAATTAGACCTGTTATCACTGGTACAGTTGTTGATGTTCAGGTAGATCCACAAGATTTTGATATACAAAAAGTTGTTTCGGTAACGATAGAGGGTGGAAATGGAAGTGGAGCAATATTAGAACCAATATTATCTGAGAGAAAGAGAGAAATTACCTTTGATGCTAGATTACTGACAGAATCTGGTGGTGTAGATAATGTAAATGAAACTATTACATTTCAAGATAGACATAATATTGTAAGTGGTCAACCTTTAGTTTATGATCGTAATAATAATCCCCCTTTAGGTATTGGAACAGTAGGAAATGATGCAGGTACTTCAATTGTAGGAGTTGGCACTACAACTCTTGTAAATGCTGCTACATACTATCCTGAAGTTGTAAATACAAGCACAATAAAACTATTCCAAACATTATCAGACTATAACTCTGGTATTAATACAGTTGGATTTACTACAACTAATAAAATTGGTATTCATAAATTTAAATTATTCAATAATGAAAAAACTTTAAAAGATATAAGAGTTATTGATGGAGGAACTGGATATGAAAATAGACAAGTATTTGTTAAACCAACAGGAATCAATACCATAACAAATACAATCCATTTTGATAATCATGGATTTAATAATGGTGATAGAGTTGTATATTCTACTGCAGTTGGTATTGGTTCAACTTTACCAACAACTATCTCAGGATTATCCACATCTACAGGTATTACTACAACTTCAAATTTTTATCATATCCTTAAAATAAATGATGATTCATTTAGACTAACAAATGCTGGTCTTGGTGGAACTATAACAACTGAGTTTGATAGAAAAGATTATATTAAGTTTACTGACCAAGGAACTGGATTCCAAGTATTTAAATATCCAGATGTTAAATTAAATTTAAAATATGAGTTAGCTAACACTTCAGTTGGAATAATAACAGCTACACCAGTTGTAAGAGGTCCTATAACTGATGTATTATTATATGAAAAAGGTTCAGGATATGGATCTAACATTTTAAATTTAGAAAAGTCAATAACTGTATCTGTAAAAACAGGTAAAGAAGCAGAGTTAAAACCGATTATAACAGACGGTAAAATAAGTTATGTAGAAATACAAACAAAGGGTAGAGAATACTCCTCTGCACCCGATTTAGAGGTCGTTGGAATAGGAACTGGACTCGGTGCAAAACTTAGGGCAGTTGTAACAGATGGAAAAATTACAGATGTAATAATTTTAGAGGGAGGACTTCAATATCAACAAGATAAAATTAATATAAAAGTTATTCCACCAGGTTCTGGAACAAAATTAGATGTTAGCACTAAAGGTCTTACTGTTAATACATTTGCAAGATATGGTAATGAAGCATTAATTGAAACAAATAATAAATTGGAATATTCTATCGTGGGATATTCAACCCAAATAGGTAATGATTCTTTTGGTGAT